GAGTAGACCCACGTAGACGACCCATCAAATCCAAGAAGTCCTTATGTACGATTTCAGGGTCTTCAATCTGATCGACCACAATCCAATCGTAAGTCGCGCTGAGTAGGTTCGATGTGGCAGCTTCATCCCCTCTCGACTGTTGTTGCATGTATCTAAAGTTAATTGTAGTACCATTCTTTAGAGTACACATATTACTACTGTTCTGTCCTAACGGGAAATTCTTAACCCATTGCTTCGGACACCACTTAATAAACTCCTTACGAAGAGTATCATTAAGTTTAGGATAAGTTGCACGAGCCATAAGCCCATTTGAACCCGGATAGTCACGGGCAAACTTGAGTGCTTCAATACAGGCGCTAGCAGTCTTCCCGTTAGCAAAGCCGCCACCAAGAACTCGTATCTTAGCACGCGACCTGAAAAAGCGGTCATTCAAGCCGTCCTCTTTTACAATGTAATTAGTCATAATGTCCTATGCGTGTACCATGAAGCCAAACACCTTCCATCCGAGTAGGAATAGAAGGATGTACAACAACCAGTCCCATCCCCATGCATAAGGAGCGAATGCTGGTTGAGATCGCGCTATACCAAACACGAGTATGATGAGCATCAGTACCCAAAAGATAAGACCGATTGGCATTGTTACCTCCTCACACCGCATCTCTGTGCTTCTAGCATATTCCTTGCAAGTCTTCGACAACTAACTTCCGCATTGATTGCATCGATCTCCGCTCTTGTATAAATCTCAGGAGGTCGAGTAACTACAACTGCATCAGGTACCCCATATACCGCAGCAGCATATGGGTCTACTCCTCTAGTAGCGGGACCAAAGAACGAAGGAAACGTCGTACATCCACTCAGTAATAATGAAAATACGATAGGTCGCGCTAATGCAATCATCACCGACCTCTCCTCATAGCCTCCATCATCGCCATCTGTAATTCAGGTGATTGTTGTTTCGGCTGTTGTTGTATTTGTTGCTGTGGCTGTGAAACTCCGCGCGCCGAAGAGTCGCGGACGAACTGTTTCGCAACTTGTTTCGGTATCCCAATGTTACTTTTACCAGATGCCGCAGCGTGCATCGCTCTACGTTGTTTGTCGCTTTTCATGGGCATCGAACTCACCTCTCCCGTTCACCTTTGCTTGATCGTTCATCTTTGCGTGATCGTTATTAGCTTCAATAGTCGCTCTAAGTACAAGTACCTGCATATACAGATCACCAATGAGCATACGCACGTTCTGTTCGACTTTCTGACTAATAGCCTGTTGATCTTCGTTCATCGTCTACCTCTCAGTTCGCGTTTGAGTTCTTGTATATCCTTAGCAAGTGACTCGATTGCCTTTTCTATCGCTTCTATAGGACTAGGTGGCGGTGGTGGTATGTATGGATACGGTACGTCAACCACATGACCATCGAGATACACCGCTCCTGTTTGTTTAGCCAGCAATTCCTTCCAAACTTCCTCGGTAATCTCCACAGCCTCTAGAGGTATCTTCGAACTACGAGCATTCTCATTCTCAGGTGGATAAATTTCATTCGTATAAAATGCTATAGCCCTACCTTCCGCATCGAATGTACCATAATAACGCACAACGAAAGTAGCCATTCCCAATGGTGTCTCAGGAATGATAATCGGTTGTTCTATCTTCTCATCAGTCATCAATATCCCCATGCGACGTAGAAGTATAGTTGAGTAGCCACACCTACAGCACCACCGCTGTTAACGTATCTCGGTTGGAAGTAAAATCTACCATGTTCAAATGCCTGTTGGTTACATGTGATCGAACTACCATCTGCTAATGCAGCTTGGCCGGTAATAGCTATACCGAGCACTGTCGTTGGAAATGCTACTGGAAAATTAACCCATCCGTTACCCATACCAGCAGGACATGTGCCCATCACATACATCAAACCGCTAGGCATTCTAAAATACGTACCACTATTCGGACATATACCATCGTGCCACACTTTATGTGCGACGGCTCCCATACTCCAACCACCAACTTTCCAAAATGTATCTGTGTCAATACCAAAATTAGAGGCAAACGATCCGGGTATATGGAAAGCCATGAATGATGAGTTACCTACACCAGCAGACTTAACTTCTAGTGCTTGACTTCCAGCACTATTAGCAATCAATCCTGTACTATTGTTAATTGCGATCTTACCATTAGCATTGAGTATTCCGCTAATGGTCAACGCATTATTCATAATCACAGGTTTACCGAACAGATTGAGACTAGCCCCATCATTCTGTAGATAAACCGCGCCACTATTACCTAGATACACAATGCCTGCGTCTGTGTTGTTATGTATCCACATTCCACCATAAGCCGTGATTGGTCCACCTACGGTAAGGCTATTACCAACCGACACAGTGGCATTGAAGTTTATATTTCCAGTAGACCAGACAACACTTATCGGTGTACTGACGATTGATCCTGCCGCATTCAGTCGATATAAATTAATATCATTGCTACCAGCGTCAGCCCATCTCCATAACCATTTAGAACCAGCATAAGTGCTTATATATGATTGTATAACGTCACCATCTACGGCTTTCGTCATATTAAACGTTGCACTCTGACCAGCAGGACCACTTAACGAAAGACCCGGCCCGAAGACAGTGCAACTACCATTAACTACTAATTCTTTTTGAATACTTAAGTTATTATTAATAATCACGTTACCAGTCGCACGGGTAATATTTAACGAGCCTCCTAAATACGCACCAGTATCACTCCAACGGAGGATATCAAAATTACTTCCTGCATCACCGCTACTCTCTGGTTCATCATTCCCCACACGTAGCCACCAACGAGTAACACCCGCTTTCACACCGGCAACAATATTCGATTGTCCTGACGCTGCTTTGTCTAGGACCACAAAAGGATTTGACTTCCTGATAGTTAGATCACCTGCCCAACGTGATGCACCCGTTACACGATCCATGAATAGTACATCTGCTCCAACACTTCCATCATCATTACATCGTGTTAGATAGAAACCAGAACCAGCATTACCACCAGTCTCAGGATCACTAGCACCAACATTTATAAACCAACGATTGAGTCCATTCCTCTTTCCAATGATTACGGCTCCAGCATCAGTAGTTTTATCGAGAACGAGATAAGGGGCAGTTTTATTAATACGTAAGTCACCACTCATCGTGTCGCCAGCTTTCAACACGAAGTTAGCTGGATTAATAACCCCTACAGCAGTATCTACATATCCTTTCGTCGCAATTCCTAATGGTGCTGTAGGATTACCGGCAACTGTTCCTAATCCTGTTGAGCGATTAATTACTAGTGGTGCATCTACTAACGCCCCTGCATCACTAAAACGGAGTAATGCAAAGTCCGATCCTGCATTTGCTCCACTTTCAGCAGTAACATTACCAAGTTGCAGCGACCAACGAGGAAGGCTTCCATTATATGTGGTAATATACGCACCAGTACCCGCTGTCTTCTTTAGGTGTATCTGTGCATCTGCCTTATTAATAGTAAGATCGCCGGTCATCGTATCCCCGGCGACGTTTACATATCTTATATCAGCCTCCGTCTTCGTATACGCATCTAGCGGTGGTGGTATTGTATCAATAGCATCATCAATCGCTGTCTGTAACTTCACGCCAAGTTCGTCAACGTACAGCTTCGTAGCTGCATCCTTCGCGTATCTCGGAGTGTTGACGTGTTGCTTGAACACTAGCGCCTCGTATTATCACTCACCAAGATCACAGTTCTTGCCGCAGCCTCCGCAGTTCCGCAGACTACCTTAACCATATCCAATCCGCGAATAGGTGGGCTGACGTGATGGTAACGATTAGCCTCTACTATCGCGCTGAATGCATTACCAGTTACTGCATCCTCAACAGCACGATAACTCAAGCCACCATCAATACTATTAAGGAGAGTGATCGCGGTACTCGTCAACATCGAGCAGTCAATACCAACGAGAGGTGATCCGTGCATCAAAATCGGCTGACTAATAGTCGCACCACTAGCAATGTTCGCTGGTTTACGCACGATACGATTAGTAAGATCTTGAGCTACACCATTCACGCCAGGATTAGTCGCCATCTCTATCTCCTATTACTTCTTATGACTCGGACGAAGGTTCTTCTGCTGACTATTAAGCCGTTCAGCAATCTGGCTCAGTGCATCTCTCCCCTCTTTACCAGAAGCGATAACTTCAGCCATCGCTTGTCGTAGATTTGCACCACCACTAGGACCGAAGCCACGTACAGTGGTCATCTTATCGAATACCTCGGACTTACGTGCTCTCTGTGTAGTAGATGCACGAACTGTAGGCGCTACCATTAGATTTCTCCGCCATTATTCTGATAAAACTGCATCAGTTGCATCATCTCTTGTGGAGGCATGACCGTCATCGGGTATCTTGTGTTATTAGGATCAGGAGGAGGAAGGTTGTTGTATTGATCCTTCACAACATTACCACTCGGAGCCTTTTGTTCAGGAGGCATATCCATCATACTACGTTCTGTATCGCCTTGATTACGATGCGATGGTCGCAGTGTATCAATACCCGCAGCATTCATCTCTTCAAATCGCTGTTGATCGTTTAGATATTGCTGCAACTGTGTCGCCGTATCATCTTTCGGCTCATTAGGATGCACACGATGAATGGGTGAACGTGGACGTGGTGGTTGTCCCGGTTGATTGTTAAACAGGTTCTCTCCAATAGGATAAGTCACACCAGTAATGTCCTCAGGGCGATCTTGCATCAATCCCTGATTGTTCATCATAGCAGCAATAATCTCGTCATACTCTCCGGGCATTATAGAGGCTCCCCGAAATCAGCATCTATAGTCACATGCTTCTCAGCATCCCCTCTAATATGCACAATCTTCAATTCATTCTCATGTTTAACACGATGCTCTACTACGTCAGCAGGTCTAAATCCCGCACGATCTAGTATCTCCTTTGACACTCCATATCTCAGGTTGAAATCTTTACTACGTAATCCGCTCACTATAGTATCCGCGGCTTCCTTCGAGTGACTGATAAACATCGCTCTAATATTATCACTCTGCGCCCTCATCACATTGTCTATAATACCCGTCGAGAAATCCTGAAATCGTTCAGATTGTTTGATAGCCGTAATCTTATCCATATCAGTATTACATACAATGGATATCTCCCGATCATTAAGTCCGAATAACGTAAGCCCGCAGATTACCGCAATAGCTCTCGTACTATTAACATCACCAGGAAGATCAGCGAGGAAACGATTAACGGGTATTCGTTTTTTAATAGCCACGATCTCATCTTCGTCAACCTCCTCCTCATTCTCATCTATCAATTCAGGCGGCTTACTCGTATCACTCACCACCTTACCAGTAGACTTATCAATCTTCGTACCATCAGCTAATACTAATACACTATCACTCACCACCACCTCCAAAGAACTGCATCAACTGCATCATTGCGGGGTCCATCGGCATCTGTCCCGCACTCGGCATCCCTTGTACACCAGTAGTAGGATCATATGCACCGGGAGTAGGAGTGACACCCGGCGGATAGGGATTATTAGACGCCCACGGTACTCCCTGTTGCGGCGATTGCTCAGTCTGTGCAACTACGGGAGGTCGCGCAGATGTAACAGCTTGCGTCGGTACTGGTTGTGGTGGACGAACTTGCATCTGTTGCTGTACCATTGCAACAGCGGGGTCTTGTTGTGGTGCTGATGCGACCGGCCTGCGCGTCATAGAGCCGCGTTGATCCCTATTAACTGCATCCATCATCTGTCTCTCAGCTAATGGATTGTTAGGATCATTAGGCATCTGTTGTGGTTGCCTCATCGACTGCATTCGCTGATAGTATGTCGGGTCTTTCTGCATATCCGCAGTCATTGCATCCGTTCGAGCTTTAGCCTGTACAACTTTCGGAGCGAGTACCTGCATTGCTTGTCGTGCCTGTGGGTCTTTCATTACTTCCTTAAATACAGGCACCGCCTCCTTCAACATTCCACCAACAGGTAAAGCCGATGTTTTCCAACCAGCATTACCACCTGATAACGTTCCTTGAGGCAAACCAGCAGACTGTTCTTGTGCAGCTAACATCTTCGCTGTACCCGGATCAATGTTCGCACCGGGACTAGCCTGCATCTGTTGTTCGACTGCGGCAAGTGCAGGGTCTTTAGCCTTTTGAGAACTACCACCTACAACAGCAGCACCGACACCCGCACCAACAGCAAGTGGAGCACCCATTGTTCTCGCACGTCCAGCAATGCGATCAGCTAATGATGATTGTGCAGCAGGATCATTCTGCGCAGCTAATGTAGGATCAGTGCGCGCAGCAGGACCACCTTCTCTAAAATCAGCAGCACCTTTAGGATCGGTTGCACTCTTGACACGCGGACCACCACCAGGAGGAACTGTTAATCCTTCAACTGGAGGCGGAGGACCGGGATCAGGACCACGACCTGCCATATAAGCATCATTAGCTTCTGACCATGTTGCTAATGCTCTCGTTTCATCAGGTGAAGGATTACGACCACCCGCACCGATCTGCGCACCGGCATCAGGTACTTCTCTTAATTCCTTCGCACGTTTCGCCTCACCTTCAACATCCTTCATTGTACCGCGTGGCTGAACAGCTTCATTAGCCTTCGCTCTAGTTTTAGCTGACCCCGCAGTTAAACCCGGAGGCACGAAGCCAGCAGTCCGTACCTTCCCACCTCTAATAGTCTCATCCATCGCTTCTCTAATAGCATCGGGTATTGAAGGTCGTGCCATGTTACTAGCCTCTGTCGGTGCGAGTTGACTTAATACTGTCTGTGCCCCGCCACTCATATCCGATCGAGGTTTAGAGGGGGTTTTAGTGGGGGGATTAAGAGATGCAAGCGTTGGTTGATCGCCTATATCAATAGACTTCGGTGGCCTTATATTCTCGGGATTAAAGTCGCGCTGCACTCCACCCCATCTACTAACGCCAGCTTTCGTTGCAGCAGACCAAGGCGACCAACCACCACGCTTTACGTGATCGAGTGAGAAGTCAATCGTGCTCTGCCATTGATTAGGATCGCGAGGATCGATGCCTCTACGTAGAGCATCAACACCTAATCCATTCTTAATATTTAACTGAGTAACACCATAACTCGCTTCTCGTGGAGTTATGAGTTTCGCATTTGGATTAAATCCACTCTCACCATGAAACACACGGAGCGCAACTTCTGGATCAATTCCTCTGCGCTGTGCTGCTTGTGTGATATAGTTAATGACTTCTTGTCTAGTCGGCATCCCATCCTCACACAATATAAAAGGACGCGACGACCAATGACTAAGTGCGGACTATGGGGGGCGATGAGCACCTAGTATCAATCGTCGCGCGGAGTAGGGGAAATGGAAGTCAGATATAAGTACAATTAGAAGCGAAGACCCATCTTTCCACCACCACCATTAC